AAGGAAGTTTTAATACAGTACCCAAGCCTGGAGGAGTCGCCTCAACATATTTGTCGTATTCCTGTGGTTCGACTGCAATGTAATATGGCACACCCATTTTTTCCAATGTCCTTGCGGTGTGTCTTGTATCCCATCGTCCCTTACTAATAATATAGATAGGATATCTTGGTTGAAAGTGGTCAGTATCAGTCTCAACATATCTGTTGGTCATGTTCTCTTCCCTGCCTCTAGCAGGATAATAAACCACATTTGTTTTATTTGTCAAATTATAATCCAGTTTATCGCTGAAATGTTTTCTGTCTTCTTCTGATTTGAACTTGACAGCGATTTGTTTAAAGACATCTTTTTTCTTTGCTCTAAAGGTTGGCATACCAGCGGCATACCATTGGACATACTGATTACGCCATTCCTTTTGTAATTCTTCTTGTGTGTGAACTGGTGTATACATTATAATAAATCCAAAATTCCATTTTCTTGTCGTCCAGCCTTGTAGACAACATCTTTTAATTTAGGCATAGGCTTTTCGTCAATCGCCAACATAAAATCAATATAATCTTGTTCGCTCTCAAAGTTTACAAAAAGTGTCTGCCAAGGTTCTGGAAATTCTGGGTCAACTTTTTTCCTTGCAACCTCTGGTTTATAGTCAGCCTTCTCTTCGCCGAGGAAAGTATCCAATGTATCTGTAATATTATCATCAGAAACATATCCAACCAAATCCTCGTATTCAGCGGCCGTGTCTTTTGTATAGTCTTTTAAATTTTTATTACTCATAATTTATTACCTCTGACATATATTTAGTAAATTTATTCATCAATAGTTTCTCTTGTCCAGTCTGTAAATCTTTCAGAATCTGATTTACACCTGTAAACAACACCTTCTGTGGTAATACCATATTTTTCTGCAACCTCTGAGATTGATTCATATGTTTTACCCTCTATTATATAGTCAAATTTTCTAACTGGTTTTGGTTCCCAAGGAATTAATTTAATACCAGCCTCGGCATATGCCTGTCTCCAAGGTAGATGGTCAAATCTTTTTAATTTGACATTCTCTTCGCTTGTTGTATAATGACCTCTCATTCTAGACCTAATCAGTTTCATTATAAATGATTGACTCTTACCAGTTAAAAATGCTCTGGTAATGTCTTTTGCTGATTGTGTCCTGCCTCGATAATGCTCATAGCATGGAACATATTTGTGACCCTTTTCATCTTTTAATTTTTGTGCCTCTTCTGAGATGAACTCTACTGGCTCTCGTCCTGCATCAAATAATGCATTAGCTAGAGCACGTTGGGTTATTTTATCACATAAATGATAAGATGGATTTAAGACATTATTCTTGAAGAAGTAATATACTTCCCACTGATTGTCCGTATAGGTCGTTTCGTTTTGCATAATATTGCGGTGTATTTAGTATTAATGTATAGTATAACATATTTTTGGGCATTTGTCAACCCCTATTGCTCGAAATGTTCTACCAATCCTTGGTAGCCTCCTTCAACAATGGTATCATTTACTGTAATTTGAGGAAATGTTCTTGCGCCTGGAAACTTATCAAAGAATTCATTTGCTGTATAATCCTCATTTAATGAAAGGTATTTGTATTCAACACCTTTCTGCTCACATAGATTTTTAGCCATTGTGCAATAACCACACGCTGGCTTTCCATATATTTCTATCATAATAAAGTCCTATTTAATAAGACTCAGGCCTTCTGTTGGAATTTCCAAACCTGATGTCACTTTTACTATTTGTGCTTTTAATTGTGCTCCAGGTTCTGTAATAAACATTACATGATTTCTGTTCACAACCACATCACTTCCATCGCCGTAAGGTACAAAAGGAATCATTCCCATTTTACCTTCTCCAGCTGGGACCAAAAGAATACCATCTACAATTGCTACGGTATCTTCGGTTTCTTTAATACGACCTACAACTTCTTCACCAGTTGATAGTCTTACTAGTTTAATATCGCCATCGCTCATAATTTTTCTCCTAAAGGGGTATTATAACATAAAAAGTTGACTTTGTCAACCCGTAAAAAGTTTTTCAACATCGAACCCTTCTGGTAGTATTGGGTCCTGTTCAAATGTGACTATTCTATTATATTTTTCTTCTGGACGATTTTCAAAGAAATCCTCCATGCACACTAGCTCACCTGGATATTTTTTATAAAGCTCAGCCATGTACTCATAATTATTAGTCAGTTGTTTTACTAATCTAGTAGCGTAAAGACCTTCTGGGTTTATTACAATATGATGTTTAACTGGTTCCTCAGTTTTGCCCAAAAGTCCTAAATGTTTTTCTCTTTGTGACTCTTCAAATTGAGCCTTACTAATTTGAGGACCAGAAATAAATCCAGTACCACCAAAGTCTCCTTGTTGTCTTACCGCAATCCAACTTTTACATTGAGCCATAAAATCTCTACGATACAAATAATAAATTTTATCGACACTATTCATCAGCCTATCAATGTTTTTATCTTGCTGATGGAGTTGATAAGGCATATATTTAAAACAACAAGGTTCGCCATTCTCAAGTTGTTCAATAAATTTTTCGTCAGAAGCAAATTCTTTTCTTTTCTCCTTACCGAATATTCCTAATTGGTTTAATTCCCATGTTGCTTTTGCTTCACCAAGACTGTGTGGTCTTTCATGTGAAAACATCTCACCTTTAAATGGTACATTATATTCCTGTGCTTTTAAAAGCGTGAATGCAGTACTTGCTGCTCTAAAGTTTGTGACAATTAAAATTGTATTCATTTATGTAAAGAAATCCTCGATTGTATCTACCTTTTCTGCCGACCAACCAAGAGCATCTAGGATACCTTGGATAGGTGTTAGGAATACCTTATCAAATTGTGTGTCGTAGTCAATATATTTAGTAAGTTCTAGTTCCTTAGGTAAAACACCAGGAAAACTAATGACATTTTGCTGAATAGGATTTGGTACCTTCAGATAGATAAGTTTGACCTTGTCACCAGATTGTATTTGTTCGTATTTCTTGTTCAGTTTGTTTTTGACCAAATGGTGGTTATACAAGATTGAACCACGTACATGGATAGGACAACCTTTTCGGAATAAGGTAGCCTTGTCTTTGTATTTTTCAATATCGTCAGTACCAGATGTTTTTGCAATATCCTCGATAGGTACTGATTGGAACTCTTCCTTGAACTCTTTAATAAAGGTTTGAGCATCTTGTTCGGTACCATTCATAATCACATCGAAGGCCTGTTTCATTTTTTCTCTACAAATTTCTGGCGTAGAGGAACGAACACTTTCAAGACCAGTCACGCTGATTTTTGGTTTTTCGTAATGAACACCTTCGGAGTTGAGAGCATTCAGGATATATCTCTTTTTCGCAACAAAGATGGCACGGTCAGTAATTTTTTCACGTTTCATCACCATCGCATTTCGATATGCGCCCATCTTGGTTTTAAGGTCCTCGTAGCCTTGTTCAATGATTTGTTCAATTTTTGTAGAACAAACCTTATCGAGAAACTCTTCGCCTTGTTTACGGTCAATGTCTGTTGTACCAAACACTTCAGTAATAAGGTCGGCAAAGTTGACATAAATGGAATCTGTGTCAATGTAAATGATATAATCCTTATCCTTTGTGCCAAGGATTTTATTCATGTATTCATTTACAGATTTTTGAGCATATCGGATAGACAACTGACCAGATGTAGTAATCGCCTCGGCCATTTCCGAAATATAATATAAGAAATATTTGTTTGCCGTTGCACCGTATAGACTGTTCATCGCAATTTTGATAGACATTTGTGAATTGTGAAGTTGATTCATTTCACGTTTGAGTCTTTTCTTTTCGGTTTCGTCAATCTCTACTTCGAGCTGTTGTTCGACCGCAAGCATTTGTTTCTTGATCTGAACACGATTCCGATAGTATTCATTAATAATACCTGGAATAATTCCAACCTCGTCATTCCTAAAACAAACACCATTTGCACATACCGATACATCTGGGTCATCATTTGTAAACTCACCTTCGAGTACCATATCCTGAGTCACATATTCACGTCGGTCAGAAACCCAAGTCTCTGGTGACATGTTATATTGTAGCATCAGGTGAGGATATAGGGAGTTAAGGTCAAAACTAACAACCCAAGGGTGCATGCCAGGAACTGGATCTTTAACATAACCACCGACAAGTCCTCCTAAATTTTCGCCGGGACCACCTTTAAGAGGTGGAACAATTTTGTCTCGCAATAGTCTACGGTAAATGGTTGTTTCCCAGATACCCACAGTACCAAATGCATCTTTATAATCAACACCGCCACCATAAGCGACAGTCATTACCAATTGTAATAAACTTGTTTCCTCTTCGAGAGCAGAAATCAACTGAGTATCACGAAGATTATAATCAAGATAGAGTTGTGGATTTTCGTCATATAGAGCTGTTAGGTTTCCATATTCAGAATAGTCCAATTTTTTCTTACCAAGGACTGTATATGCAATATGGTCAAGTTTATAAGATTCTTGTGGACCATATTTGTATCCAAATTTCTTGAACGCGTCCATGTAGTCAATCACAGTCATACCAGAGATACGATATGTGGATTGGACCTTATTGAAGATTTCGTTTGAGTGTTTCTTGATATGTTTCCAAGGCGAAAGTCTTTTTGCCAAGTCTTCGCCACAGATACGAATAATACGAGTCACAAGATATTGTATGTCAAAATATTCAACGTTCCAACCAGTCACAATATCTGGATAATCTGCCGCCCACAATTCAACGAAATATCTTAGGAGTTGTTGTTCACTACTGAATTTGACGAACTCAATGTCCTCTGGGTCAATTCCAGTAGTCGTTGCGTATTTGTCAAAATCTTTGACCGCAAGGAGTGTGTATTTTGAATTTCGTGAACTGTGGTAGGCAATTGATGTAATCTCTTTATCTGCCTCTTCGATGTTTGCATAACCATCACGTATATCAACCTCAATATCAAACGAGGCGACATTGATTTGAGACATGTCGAATGCAATCTTATCTGGGTAGTTTTCTTGAATGAACTGAGCAACATAGTTTGTACTACCAAACATTTTCATATTGCCGACGCCTTTATACTCTTCGATAAAGTTTTTGGCTTCGCGCATATCACCAAACTGCTGAGGTGAAAGTTTGTAATTACCCACTAAGGAAGTATAGCCTTCCTCACCAGATTTTGGTGTATGTAAATACAGTGTCGGTTTGAACGGAACTTTATATGAGAATCTTTTCCCATTGTTATATCCACGATGTAAGATATTATTGCCGAAGCGTTCGACTGATGTGTAAAACGATGTCATTGTCATGTCATTCCATATTGTAGGTGTATATTATAACACGCCTGAGGATAAATGTCAACCGATAATTTCGCTGAAGTTTTTAATCTTGTCAAAAGTAATGCTGCCATCAAATTTTTCTGCAAACTGGTCACCTCTGTGACTGATAACAAATATGTTATCGTCAGCATTCAGTCCGTGTAGAGTTTCAATTAGACTTTCAATACCTACACTATCAAGAGCACCATCGAGTGTCTCATCAAGTATGAGTAGGTTTGTAGAAACTGAATTACGAAGTTTGGCAACTGAACGCCAGGCAAGCATAATTGATAGTGTAATTCTGAGTTTCTCACCTTCTGAGAATGAGGCGTATGTAAAATTATCTCTAAATCTTGAACGAATGACCTCATTGAACTCTTCATCAAGTTGAAAGTCAACGAATAAATCAAATGCTGCTAGATACTTATTAATCAGTTTATTCATCACTGGAATATATTGACTAATAATTCTGGCCTTAATTCCACCATCCTTAAGGATTGTAGATACGACATTTAAAATCTCGTGTTCACGTAATAGCTCTTCAGCCTTTGAGTTCTTGATGTTGAGATCTTCTTGTAAGGCTTCGAGTTTTGATGTGTCAACTTCTTCGACTTCACGTTCCGCCGACTCAAGTTCTGTTTTAAACGAGACGAGAGCATTTTTAGCCATTTTGATTTCGGCTCTAATCTCAGAAATTTCAAAATTCTTATTTTGGATTTGCTCTTCAACTTCACCAATGGCGTCAAGTCTTTCTTGGCAATCGGTAATCTTTGTAGTGATTTCAACCAAACCATTTTCAAGTTCTTGCAATTTGTCATTCTTTTCACTAACAACCTTCTCTTTAAAGTCATGTTCGATTCCTTGTTTACAGGTTGGACAATTATCATTGTCGTGGTAAAAGGATAACTCTTTATCAAAGTTTCTACGAGTTGTTTCCATGTCTTGTTTTAAAGAGTTGGCCTTATCAAATTTGCCTTTTACATCTTTCTTGTCACTGATTGTTTCGTAGAGAGCTTTAATGTCTTCGTCAACTGTGTCAATATTAGTTTGTTTACTTTCGATGTCAGAAATGTGTTCGTTCATCTTGGTACGAATTTTATCTACTTCGGTCTCTTTAATCTTACGAATTGCATCATTATTCTCTTCAGCAGATTCAATTTTAGACTCAATCAGTTCGATGTTATATTTGTTGTCATTAATTTCAGATTTATTCTCATTGATTTTATCTTTGGCCAATAGATTCATTACACTGAACACTTGAATGTCTAAAAGATCTTCAATAATTTCCCTACGCTGACCTACTCTCAATTCCATAAATGGAACATAGGTGGCAGAACCAAGGACTACAATCTGATTAAAAGATTTATAATTAATGCCGAGGATACTTTCCTCAAGATGTTGTTGGTAATCTTTCTTTGCTGCGTTTTGGTTTAAGAGTTGACCATCTTTATAAATTTCAAAAATGTTTGGTTTCATACCTCTGCGAATCATGTAGTTATTACCACCTGCCGCAAAATATAATTCAACCTCGAGTCCCTTTTTATTAATACTATTCAGCAATTGGCCTTTACTAATATTACGGAAAGGCTTTCCATATAGGCCAAATGTAATTGCATCTAGTAATGTTGATTTTCCAGAACCATTTGAGCCACTTACGAGTGTGGTTGGAACTGAGTCAAATTCAATTGTTGTAAAAGAATTTCCTGTTGATAATATATTTTTGTATTTTACTTTTTTGAAATGTATTCGCATTATAAACTAAGAGCCTCACTGTATAATTCATTAACTACTCTCTTAATTGCATCTTTATCGGCTTGAGTGTCAATAGAATCAATATAATCATTTAATAGTTCTGATGTGTCTTTTGTTTCATCAAGAATCTCTTCAGTACCTAATTCGGCTAGATTAAGATTGTCTTCGATTGCTTTTACATCAACAGCTCCACAATCTGACATTCGATTCATGAATAAATCATAAAGATACGCGTTGGTACGATTTTTTACAATCACCTTAACATATGTATCCTTATATTGGTCCACATCAAAATTGGCAACATCATCAACAGTCCAATCAGCATCATCATAGTCAATTTTATAAAACACTCGATGTGGGTTCAGTATCTTTTCCATCTCTCGGGTTTCTGTATCAAATACATGGAAACCTCTCTTACCTTTATAATCGCCCCACATCATCTCATACGGGGCTCCAAGGTATTCTAAATTTTGATATCTTGATGGGTGGTGGAAATGTCCTGAATATACATCTTGGAAATTTTTAAATACATTTAAATCCAAACCGTGTGTACATAACTGACCTTTCATCATTTCAAAGCCTTTCATTTCCAAATGTCCCATAACAACATCAGCATCAGATTCAGAAATAAATTTTAAATTGTAATCAGCATTCTCTCTACTAATCCAAGGAAGCATGAGGAATTTTGTTCCTCCAAGTTCCAAGTGTTCGGCTTTGTCCTCATAGAGTTTAAAATTAGGATATTCTTGTAAGAGTAAATTCATACTATTAATATCGTTGGTATTACTATAATAAGTATCGTGATTACCAATTAAAGCATGAAACTCAAGATTACGTTCGGCAAGACCATCAAAGAAACAAGTCTTCGCATGTTCTAAACTCACATAATTGATATATTTCCTTCTATCAAAAGTATCACCTAAGTCGAATACAACTTTAATATCGTGTTCGTCAACATAAGGAAAGAATACCTCTTGGAAAAATTTTCTTTGGACTTCGTGAAATACACGACTATCCCCTCTTGCGCCGAAATGTACATCGGTCACTATTGCTATTTTCATATTAGTCCTGTGTCTGTGTTTCTTGAGTTTGCTGTGCCTCGAATTGTTTCATCATTGACAGATAACTCATCATTTTTGCTCTTTGTTTTTGAATTTTACTTTTCTTTTTGAGAGCTCTATCCCATTTTAAATGAGATGTTTTGTCTTTATATACTACCCCGTGCAAATGGTCATATTCATGTAAGAAACATCTTGCACCATACCCAGTAATTGTGCCTTCTTGTAGTTGTAGATTTTCATCATACCATTTTGCCTTCACATCAGCTGGTCTTTTAATTTGTACAAATACATCTGGAAAACTTAAACAACCTTCATAATCCAAAACTTCCTCTTCGGATACATCAATAACTTCTGGATTGATAAACATTGCGATTGCGTCTTCTTTTTCTCCCATGATAAAGAGTTTATGGTCAAGACCAACTTGGCATGCTGATAAACCCAAACCTCTCTTTTCAAGCATAATTTTTGTCATTTGCTCTTTAAGTTCGTTTGGGTCAAAGCCTGGATTTTCAATATTTACATCTGCCAATTCCTTTTTTAAAATTGGGTCTGGGTAGTATACTAACTTCATAATTTACCTTCTTCTCTCATTTGAGCACGAATTTTAGTTGCTGAAATATCGTGGATATCTTTTCCTAAATCATGCTCTGTAAATGTATAACCGACTCCGCGGCCATAACTAATATCAACAATATTTGGTACTTCAAGTATTAGATATTCTCGGCCATTCATATAGCCGTGTTCTGCTAATCCTTTTTCAATGCCTTCAATGGTCTGTATCATTCCAAATGGATTATCGTCTTGTACTACGGTACGGCCTGCTCCTGCATCGCCGTCAAATTGAAATACATCACGTACCATTATAACAACTTGACCAGTAATGTCAAGGGCTTTTTTAAATAATTCTGTGTGACCATCGTGCCACGGTTGCCACCTACCCAACATCTGAACTGTTGGTTTCTTGTAATCGAACATATCTTGTGGGTCTATCATTTGTTTACTCCAAATTTACTATATTTGTACCATACACGTTCGTGATAATAATATAGAATCATCTTTGTGGCAACTTCGAAACCTGCAATCATACCTGCCCAGTCAACCTTTCCTGTGATTAACCATGCAAGTAGAAAAGTATCTGTTGTTGCTACTACTCTCCATGTAAGGGTTTTTGCTAAGTGTCTTTTCGCACTTATTTTTTCTTCTGATTTCTTTGCCATGTTGCGAAAGCCTTTTCTAGGATTGGTGCGAGTTCCAGATGTGTTGCTGGATACCACTCTGTAATCAAATAATCACAATGTTTTGGTTTTTCAAAGATTTTATTTGTATCTTCAAATCTACCTTCCTCAATAGTATCCATCCAAACTGTATAATCTGGGTCAAACGAATTACGAGCTTCTTGGAATGGGCATACAAAATCTGTAATTGCAATTTTACCAGCCTTGGATACACCATCAGCCAATAATCTCATTCTCATTGCTTGTCTCATTCGTCCTTCATCACTGAAGTCCCAATCATTATATTCTTCTCTTATTGCGTCTGCGTTAATCCAGACACCTTCAACCTGCTCTGCGAGCGGTTCTGATAACGTGCTTTTTCCTGAGCCGGGTAGGCCAAAGACTAATACTTTCATTATTTTTTCTTCTTTTTGTGTTTTTGTTCAAATTCGTCTACGAACTCATTAATATAATCCGGAAGTTCGTTCTGTGGAACTTGGTCTCCAGCACTATTTAAAATATTCAGTTCGTGATTTTGTTGTTGAGATGCTTTAAACTTGATATACATCTGCTTTTTCTCTTTGTGAATCCTACGGAGAAAAGCATACCATATAATCTGTGTAAAGTACGCGAATGGGTTGTTTGATTTTTCTGGATTGAAGTTATGAATATATTGTAGACAATTCTCAATACCATCTGAAATCATCTCCTCTTTATATGAGTATCCGGAGAAGTTTGGTTTCGTTGCGAGTCTTGTTGCAATTAACAAGATACACTTTCCAATGTATTCCGGAACTTGAGGATTCTTTTCACCACAATTTTCAGCTTCTTTGACAGAGGCTTGGTAGTCAATTAAAGCCTGTAATAGGTCTTTGTTATTGACATAGTTTCTTTTTCTTGCCATGATTTAAATTTACCACCTTGTTCATTGTTAAATTTGTAGTATTATATTACAATTTGTATACTTTGTCAACGGTTTTGCGATATTTTTTAATTTTTTTTAATTTTTTTACAAAAAAGTGTTGACATTTGCTAAGAAGTCGTTATAATAAGCTTATCGGCTTTAAGTTATACCTAAGTTAAATGTCGATTGTAAAGATCTTGAATGGGAACTCCTCAGCTCCATAGATCTCAATTCTCTTTTTAAAATGTTTTAGCGTATAGTTCTCAAAACTTCCTACACTCAAGTCGTCAGCGATATCATATAATACAGCCTTCTGACTATCAGAAGCCTTTCTCAAACTCCTTCCAATACTTTGTAATACCTTAATTTCTGATTTTGAACCAGAAGCGAAAATCACATTGTCCAATCTTTTCAGATTCACACCAGTAGAGAATACTCCATAAGAAGCAAGAATGTCATGTTTCTTTTCTGGGTCATTTTCTACTAAATGTCTGATTCGTTCACGTTCATCACCAGATGTTCCACCATAGATAAAATGCAACTCTCTTCCCTCTTTGCGCAGCAAAGGTTCAAGCACTTTACCATGTTTTTCGACCAAGTCAAATAATACAAGATTATTTTGGTCCTTTAATGACCACAAGAGATTTCTTATAAAAGTATTACGTTTTGTGTGATTCGTAATGAACTCTCGTTCAGCTGGCCATTTCTTTGTGTTTTCTTTAATACGACCCATTGCATCTTTAAAAGATTTTCTAGCCGTATTATCATGTGAGAGTACAATTGCCTTGACTTGAAAATCAGCAACTGTGCCCTCGTCCATTAATTTCTTTGTGTTTACTACTTTTTTGACTTTACCAAAACATCCTTCCAATACTAATCTGTGTGTTTTACTTTCAGAAGATTTTAATGTTCCTGTAAAGCCGTGTCTGTAAGGGCAATCAGTTAATTTGTGCATAATTGTAGTCAGCGATTTTGCCTGGAAGAGGTGAGCCTCGTCTCCCATTACTACACGAAATTGATTAAACCAACTTTTTGGTTGTTTGACTAGTGATTGCCATGTACTGATAACAATAGGTGCTTGTGTGTTTTTATCAACACCACCTTGAATTTTATAAATGAGTTTCTCATCACAACCATAATCCACAAAGTCACCAGCCATCTGATGAACTAGACCAATCGTAGGTACAATAATTAATGTACGATGTCCAAATGTTTGGAAATAATGTTGCTGTAATAGATAAATGATAAGTGATTTACCAGACGATGTCGGACTGAGTGACAATGAACGCCTTTTTGATATTGAATTTTTAATGTATTCTATCTGATAGTCACGAGGTGTGAATTTACAATTAATTTCCTTTGCAAGCTCTAATACATAATCATCTTCAACTGGTTCATCTTTCCATTTCTCTGGGATATTTAATGTATAACCACGAGCGTCACAAAATTCTTGTAAATGTGTTAAAAGGCCATTATATAATACTGGTTTGAAAGGACTGAATAAACGAATGATACCGTCCCATACACGAGCTTTAAATCTTGGATTAAATTGATATCCTTCAGGACGAAAACTGAAATGCTCAGCCAACTCAGTCTTAACACTGGCTTCAGCAATAATTTTCATATGAACCTCATTTAAAGGTTCGACTGTAATAATATCACTCATAATTTAATTGCTAGTAAAATAAAAATGCCAAATAATAATAAATTTGTAAAAAAGATTAATACTGCTAAAATTGTATGATACCAAATCCATCTAGTACGATACGCATTTTCTAATGTTAAATCTTCTGGGTCTGCTTCCTCGTCCATTACAGGAAGATTATGCATTATGGTTTGGTCAATTTTATTATTGGCGATGTCACGCTCAAACATTTTATTTGCTTGTTTCTGAAATCCTTTTTCTATAAATTTATCAAACCATTTAAACATTAATAGTCTCCAGCCTGGAACTTTAATATGTCAATCATATTTTTAATTACAAAATTTCTACTGTGTATAGTTTTAATTATATCTTCTAGGTAATTAGCATTAGCTGTATGGAAATCAATCGTCAAACTTAATTTAATAATGTCCTTATCCGATTGAATATACTTATCCAAATCATTACGCAATACTTTGAGCTGAAAAGGTTTCCAACCTTGCTCTTTTAAAGTAATCTCGTCCATACTACCATCATAATATTCGCGCTTTAATCTCTCAAGCTCTTTATATTCAGCCTTTAATTTCTTAACGCGTAAGACTTCTCGGTAATAGAGGTTGTAATATTTACTGTGTAGGTTTGGGATTCTTTTGCTCTCGCCGACTAAATTCGTTTCATCAATGGGAGAGTCTGCTGCCCATAATTTTGAAATATCATCTGTGTTCATATTATAAATCCATGTACTATTTTAGTACCATTATATCACGAAAAGTTTGAAATGTCAACCGTTTAGATGTTTTCTATTTGGAAAGAACCATATCTAAAAGTCACATCACATGTCGCATAGGAAATGTCTTGTGTACTTACATTTAAATCAATGCTTCCTAAAGATACTGGGAAAGCATTTTTAAAAGTAAATTTCATATTAGGATTTTTATGGCTATTTGTAATTACAACTGATATGTCAGATTCCAATGTATTATCAGCAGTATAATTTTTGTGTTGGTCAGTATTTTCCGGAAATCCTAACCCTTCTAGCCATCGTAGTACTTCTGTGTAATTATTCATTTCTTCGTCAACAATAAACTGAAGAGTTAAATCATCATATGTCAATTTATCTTGTTGAGCGTAAAATGTTCTCAATGGAGTATTCATCTCGACAGGAGATGATGATACGCCGGGAATTGAAACCGATTGAGTAAAAAACTCAACATTCGGCATTCTGTCTATTGAAACAGTAAACGAAGCCGGTGATAAATAATTGTTAATAATTTCGGGCATACCAAATCCTGATAAATAAATTTATTGGTTTACATTATTTATAACGCTGAGGTACATCATGAGAATCAAATCATTTTCCTATGACATGGATATGGGCGGACTTGCCCTCCACGAAGTCGCACGACTACATCACACATTTTTCGTCGATAAAAAATATGACTGGTGGTATGAAGTATTACCAGACGATGTCGTAGTTGATATTGGAGCTGGAACAGGAATGTTCTCAGCAAAAGCTTTAGATGCTGGCGCGAAAAAAGTTTATATGATTGAACCTAATAAAAGACTTTTAAAAACAGCGATTAAAAATGTCAGCGAATATATGATGGATACTGAAACTCCTAAGGTCATACCAATTAATGCCGCAATAGGTAAAACAGATATTGATTTAAGTAATGTTTATAAATCAAGTACAATTGTAGAAGAAGATGAGGACTGTAAGCTTTCATCGTTTAGAGAATTCGTAGGTAAATATGATTTAAACCATATTGATTTTTTAAAGATTGATGCTGAGGGTGCTGAATTAAACTTCCTACCTGAACACTTAGATTATATTTCATCTCATGTACGACACGCAGCAATTAATGTTCACGTTGATGCTCAATATGGCGCTGCTGATAAGTTTTGGAATTTTAGGTCAAAGATTATTAAACCATTTTTAGATACAAATAGGTTAAGATTCCAAGATGAAACTTTAAGAGATAAAGTAATGGCTCAAAATTGGAATCAACTTGTACCAAGAGAATTTATGATTTATATTACTAATTACTAATATAGAGCATAAAAGAACACCAATCCGTTTTATTTCCATTATATAAAAAGAAATCATTATAGGCATTCTCTCGATCTTCGTGTTCTAAAAATCTAATTTGGTCTGTATCGAATCGTTGAAGCAATGTATCTCTTACGCGAATCCATTGTTTAACTTGCCAAGGATTTGTGACATGGAATTCTACCGCGATATGACCAACAGCATTTTTCAAGTATGACATATTTGATTCCTTGAAAATGTCATACTCTCCACCTTCGCAATCTATTTTAAGATAATCAATCCAAGAAATGTCATACTCTGTCATACACTCAGCAAAATTCATTACTCTAAATGAAGTGTCTGTATTATTATTGAAAACATTCTGATAATGTTCTCTGTCGCTTCCTATAGCGGCGTGTATCGGCACAACAGGTAATTCCCCATTGTCTATAAAGTATGCTGATGTATTTTTTAAGAGCGTTTGAAGATGAGCTCGTGAAGGCTCGATAGCGTATATCCTATGAGCCCCACAATCAAGAGCATGGCATGTAAAGAAACCCACACAAGAACCAATATCGACGACAACATCAAGAGGCTGAACATCACGATACCATTCATAATCCTTTCTATGAAAGAACTCATGATAGAGAGTATTGATGTCATTGAGTGGTAATCCTTCTACACTTAAGTTTTTATTTAAATATCTCATTACGTCTTTGCACTAACTCAAAATATCCATTAGGTCCTACCTCATAGATATCTCCAATCTGAATATCGGTTTCATCTAATATCCAGTGTTTATTATCTTCGTCCGATTCTTTTACAATACGAAATCCGTTATCGAACGTATTCATTATTAAACCCTTTACATGTTTAAACATTTAAATTTCCTCTAAGTCAGTTGTGAATTGGTCTTGGGGTTTTGTCTTTTTCCAAAAGTTCAAGGTTCGTTTCGTTTCAGCAATCTGTTTCTTTAATTTAACAATTTCGTCTTTTGTTAAAGTCATGATACCTAATG